TTGGCTTTAATCCTGAACAGGCTGGAGACCACATCAGTGGCAGTGGTGGACGAAACATTAAATAAATCGGTTTGTGACCCAAGAGTACCGACAACATCCAATAATGATCTAGGGGAAGTCGTACCAACACCGATGCGTTTTAAGTAATCAATGTTCAGCGCCGTCTCATTGTTGACCTGAAACTTCAAAGCCAAAGTCGCTGTCGGTTGATACAATGTACTTTCATTTGCAGTGAATATAAGTGGCTTCTGATTCGTTTGGTCAGACATTCCAACAAATGAAGCCCCTGTAGGATTTTCGATCAGTGAGAAGTATTGATTCGGTACGGAAACAGCATCCCTCGACAATCGCAGTTCAGGACTATTATTTAACTGAAGGGCTGTCACCGGATTTTCCATTCCAATTCCAACTCTTCCGTTTGCACCGACGTAGAATGCTGTGGTAGTTCCAGTCCCATTTGTAGAGGAAGCAATGGCAAATAATGGCGTACTATCATTGGAAGTTGATTGGATAGACATCTTGGCATAAGGCGTCGTCGTCCCGATGCCGACGTTGCCATTAAAGTTATTGACCACCAGCTTGTTCGTGCCTACGGTAAGACCGCCTGCTATGGTGGAGGTGGCGGTGGTGGAGGTGGCTGTGATGTAGCCGACGGTGGGGGAGGAGGTAGCTCCTACAGTCGTATCAGATGTCCAGTAGGTAAGTGTGTTAGGAGAGCCGCCGGAGAGGGAGGCACCGCCTGAGATGCCGAGGGAGGAGGTGGCGACCGCTCTATATGCTCCAGTCGTTGTGGAAAGTAAAACATAATTAGCGCCAGGAGCTGCAGGTACAGTAATGTTAATAGCCCATACTGTAGTGGGGATAAGCGCTATTAAACCGAGGATATATAAGGATTTTTTCATAATTATATTATAACATTATTTGAATCCCCAGATTGCCGACTGAGGGGGGATAACCATTGTAACAGTATCGACACCGTTCCACGTCCATTGGGTCACACCATTGTTATCGGTAGCCTGATACCATGCGCCATCCGAGACGACATAGGTAGGTTTTTCGGAAGTCGTGAAAGAGATGTTTGAACCATTTACTGCTCCTGTGAAAGTAAGGGGAGTTAATCCTGCCGTACCTACCAATTGTATAAGAAGTCGATGAGTCACTGGGTCAGCCCAGACAACTACGGGAGTCTCACCGTCCGCAGAGGATACGGCTAGGAGCGAAGGTACGCTGTTCTCATCTCGTTGTGCGATATTTGGTCTGGTCATCTTATTGTGGGTAAGTTAGCGTACATCTTAGCCTCCTTACTTTTAGGTTTCTTTCCCATCTTGATAGTAGGAAGCATGGCGTACGGAGTATATGGTTCGTATTCCTCCTTGGGTTTTCCAGGGGGATTTAAGATACCCTCTTTCTTCTTTTGGTATTCGGCTCTCTTGGCATCCTTTTCTCTCCGTTTAATCTCTTCCTGCATCTGTTTGGCATGTTCTTGAACATACTCCATTATCCTTGCTCTCAAGATTTTGGCCAATTTTGGACTCTTGCCAGAAAGTGTTTCAATAGCCTTCTTTATTGAAGGAGACTCAAGAAGAGTCCGACCTATCTTCTTATCAATTGACTTGCTTAAAGTCTCTCCGACATAAGCACCGACAATAGCTCCGAAAGGACCACCAATCTTATTTCCAATAGATATAGCGGCCCAGTCAGACATCTTATGAAGGGCTGTGTGCACAAGACCATGTCGACGGTGAGCTGTTTTGCCATGAAGCTTCGCTAGAACCTTTCTACCATTTATGAGCTTCTGCTCTTCCAGCATCGCCTTATTAAACAATTCTTGGTTGTCCGTATGTCTTTCGATTGTCTTTCGGAATCCCATAGAGATGGCTTTCATGGCAGATCGTTGGGCAGAGACGGGATGTTTCTTCCAATCTCCTGCCGCAGTCCCCATCTCTGATTTGCCCCTCATCATGTGTCCGAGACCCATATTCCCTTTCTCATCAGCAAAGTTTTTATAGTTATTCATCTCGTGGATTATATGCTGTTCGGCATCTGCTTGTTCGTGCATAGGAGTGTGCATTCTCATATTCTCAATAGCAGCCTGAGCAACCTCATCCAAGTTTCCTTCCTTTCCTTCGGCATCAAGAACTCCTGCCATACCATTGTGCAATTCAGATACCATACTCTTACTCCTATTAACAGCATCCAAACTGTTGAAGGAAAGAGACCCGTTCGGTCCTTCTTCAACGGAAGGAGATAACCCATACAAGGAATTAGCGGCCATGCCCATCTGACCTTCGGGAGAAGATGCAAGAACACGGCCTGTTTGAGTTCCAGAAAGGGCATCAGCTAGTCCCTTGTATAGAGCTTCTGTTGCCTTAGGTGGAGTGGTATCCGTAGGAGTATTTACTGGCAAAGGAGCTTTATTCATACCAAGTAACCCTTCAACACCTTGTATCCCTTTCTCAGCGGCATAACCTTTAGCGGCAGTAGTAGCAAGTTTTCCTGCTCCGCCCAAAAATCGGGACATCAAACTAGGAACGGCACTTGAAATTGCTTCACCTGCCCCGGCTTCGGCTAGTCCCTCGCCTCCAAGTATCGCAGTATCAATAGCGGCAGTCTCAGGAAGATCAGCACCCCCCGTGAAGAAGGCACCCCCTATTCCAAGAGCAGTTGTTAGCCCCACAAGACCATATTTCTCCCATGAAGGCATACCAGCCGAAGGTTGGCTAGTAGGAGCAAGTTGAACAGGGGCCGATCCTGTCTTACCAGCCCAAGGCCCTTCATATCCTTCATTATCTGCTATAGCACGGGCGAAATCGTCTATCCTAGGTTGGAGTTGACCTATCGGGGTATCAGGATTAACGCCAAGTTTATTGGCTAGATTTGCAGCATATTGGAGAGGTTGATTATCGTCCGAAGCAGGTGCCCAGGTCTTAGCAAAGTCTGTAAGAGAGCTATTCCCTGTAAGACCCGTAGCTGTGTTCCCAGTCATCTTCCCTTCTAAGTCATTGTACAAAGCAGCCTGACCTTCTATCGGGCTAGAGAACACCTTAAAGGTTCCCGTGGCAGGGTCTTTGATGTCGCCGGGATTATTATCAGAAGTTGGTATATTCATGCTTTTGAGCTTGAACCCACAAACCTTGAGCGTTCCTTACAAGCGCACCACCTGCCGCAGTATTCTGAGAAGTCCCACCAGCCTGAGGAGCTTGAGTAGTCCCAGGTGATTCAAAGGCACCTAATTTACCCTTCATTTGAATATCGAACTGCTGGATGGCTCCTGCTAGGGTGTTCGAGTTTATACCATCGGGCACAAGAGTGTTCACATAGTCAGTGTAAGCTGATGGGTTCTGATTGTTTGCCACGCCAAGAGCGTTTGCCATAGCGGTACGAGCATCAACAATAGCAGAACGGACCGCCTGAGTCCCCTCAGTACCCCCTGCTCCTACTCCTGTAAGGCTAGAAGCAAGTCTAGTGAACTTATCTAAAACAGGAATACCTGTATTGGTGTACCAAGGAGCAGTCTTTAGTGTCTGATCCAGATTTTTTAACATGCTAGTAGCGTTCTGAGCGGCTGGGGCAAGTAATCCTTGAGTCTGTATATTCTGCTGAGCCTGATTCCAGTTAAAATCAGGATGTTTGTCCTTCATTGCCTGTTGGAGGAAAGCGTCTCCTGCACTACCAGCGTAGCCTAGAGCGGCTTTACCATCTTGCGGACTCATCTTTCCTGTATATATCTGGTCTGCAATCTGAGCGGCATAAGTCTGCGGATCAAGATTACTACCACCTTGTTGACCCATCTGATAGAACGTCTGACCATACTGACCAAGTTGAGGGGCGATTCCAGGAGCACCAGCAACATTCTGAAGAGCTGTAATACCCTGTTGTTGACCTTGCTGAGCAAGATTACCAGCTTGTTGAGCGGCACCAACCTGTTGTTGTTCACCTTGGACTGCCGCACTATAAGCAGTACCCAACCCCTGAGCCGTCTGAGCAAGTTGATTAGAAACGATAGAACCACGGCCAGAGCCCACCCTAGGGTCCATAGCAAGTGCCGCTTGATTAGCACCAATCCCCGGTTCAGTCTTAGTAATAAAGTCTTGGTAAGCCTTTCCAGCTTGCTGGACTTCAGGAGTTTGATTTTGAGATATATTCATCAATCGTGATATCTCAGGATTAACTGCTTGCTGACCACCACCTAATCCGAGCCCTAATTGCTGTTGTATTGCAGTCTGAAAAGCCCCAGCTGTTCCTGGTTGAACTTGATTTGAATAATTCGGAGCAGTAGCAGTTCCACCAGGGTTCACCGCAGGCTGATATGAGGGTTGAACAGGTGCTGCTGGGGGAGGTTCTGTCTGTACAGGAGGAGTCGGGGTAGCAGGAGGAACATACGAACTCATACCCTGTTGAGGAGCAGAGGGAACCGCTCCAGTTTGGGCGTTTCCAAACTGAGGATTATTCGCCATAAAGTTCTGATTGTACTGATCCACACTCGGGAGTTGCTTTTGTGGTTTGACAGTTGGAGTTTGAGCAGGAGCAGAAGTTTGAGCCTGTGCTGGCTGAGAACTGAAAGCCGAAATAATAGGAGCAGTTGCTTTCTTGCTCACGTCGCTCCAAGAAAGGTTTTGTGTTCCACCTACATTACTTACGGCATTCTTGACCGTATTATTGAGATTCCCTAACCAATTGGTAATATATCCTGCCATAGTTTTTATAAATTAAGGTTTATTTTGATAGATCATCAGATTCGGGTTCAACATCGGAGGTTCTTGCTCCAAATCCACAGTAACAGACTTCGTACCTGCGTAGTCCTCAAGTAGAGTCATGCGACGATTGTACATATCCTCGTAGAGTTTATATCGGTCGGGGTCTTTGACGATTGAATTGTAGTAGGTCATCAAGGCTCCATAAATTAACATATCGTGGAAGTCCTCTTGAAGGACTGGAACTTGTCCAATTGTATAAGTAGATGCCGCTGTGATATTTGGAGCATTGACCACAGGCAAGAGAAGAGTTAGTGAGGTGTCGCTGTTGAATCTCTGAATCGGGTACCAAGTCCCGTCTCCATAAGGAGGATCGACTCTAAGCATGAGGTTCATCCATGATATATCTGTATTCAAAGGAAAACCTCCAGTAGAACTCCACGCAGTTGTTGCTCCTGTTACGTTATAACTTCCTGGGGTCATCCCAGTTATATTGCCCGTGGAGTAGTCTTGGAAGGTCAAATCTGGCACACGGGATTTGTAGTTGAAAGTCAGGACATTATTCGTGGTCGAAGGAATAGGCCAAATCCCGATGGTCCCATTCCAAATAAAGAAGTAATTGGGTATATCTGAAGTATAAGGAAGCGTGTTAATCATATCCCACTCTTGACGACTCTGAGTTGGAAACGGTTGGAAGACGAGTTGTCCAACTGTAACAGTATCATTCTTAATCTTGGAGACATTGGCTGGGATAGGATAGTCTCTAAGACCCACGGTTGAGATCGAAGCTGTGGCCGTCTTCGACAGTCCCACATCCCAAGAAAGAGCTGTCGAACCGTTTGTGAATCTAGTCATTCTCTGGTCGCCAGAGGAAAAGTTCACAAACTGCTGACAAGTAGCATATGTCCACGCCGAGTTTAGGACCGCAGAAGACGCTCCCATGTTTAATGTTGTTGTGAGAGTGAGGTTCTGCGCCCCTAAAGTCGGCACGGCGAAAGAACGCTCGTTGTCGAAGTAACGCTGAATAAGATATCTATGCTGGTCGTTTACTAGAGCCTGTGCCACTGACACAGCCGCAGGAGAATTATTGTTCGCAAGGGTGGTTATAGAACCTCCATACTTTACGTTGGAGTTACTAGCGGTCGATCCTGTTATTTCTGTAAAAGTTTTCATAGATAAAAGGGAGGTCATGCAACCTCCCTTGCGTTAGGATTAAATGAATTGTACGACGACTAATAATAAAACGCAAGCTATTCCACTATCCACAATCCCGAAATAGTCCAATTTGGTAACAAAACTATAACTTTCACCGTTACAAACGAAGCGTTAACATCAGTAACGTCGGCTACTGCGACCAGAGTCCCCGAAGGATATTCAGCATATACAATATGACCTTGGCTATTCTTTAGAAAGGACGTTCCTCCACCGCCGCCTCCTGAACCGTCTATCATCGTTATAGAACCGGAACCTTGAATAATATTCTCCACAATGGAACCTGCGATAACAGAGGTCGTGGTACTTGGCTGGAATCGTACGTTAGCTCCAAATATAGCTGTCCCAACAATAAAGGCATGAACACCAGCACTTACGTTAAGAGCTCCTCCATAAAAAGTCACCCTAGTTGGGGCTAGTCCTTTATTCGTGAGATTCAAGGTATAGGTTGTTTGATGAGACATGTCTACGCTTCCTAAAACAGGAGTGGGTATAATGATGCTCGGTTCAGGGATCTTAATATTGTCCACACCATTGTGCCTATGAGGTGGAATCTTAGGAAGTTGAAAGAGCTTCTTCCGTATCTCCTCATCCACGATTTTTCTTACCTGTTGTTCATTCATTATGATTCAGGATTATATTGAACCCTTATTTCCCTCAAAGGAATGAAACTAGAACCAGAGGCCGCACACTTGAACTGGACTTTGAATTGTATCCACTGGGATTGGGCAAGATTGGAAGGGTAGGCATCCCCAATATTAGTAGTCGTAGTTGTTCCAACCAAGGTATAAGAGTCAGAAAGTGAGGCACGGGCATAGACTCGTATCTGATCCCCCGTTGCCATAGGTCTATCGAGCTTGAATTGTATCTGACCGAGAGTGCCTTTCTTCAAAAATGTCCCAACGTGGATGATATCTGTCTCTATAGTAGGCTCGAAGTTCTGCCAGAGAGAGGTATCGTTGTAATCTACACCTCCCAGAGCTGACCCGTTGGACCATGCGCTATAATAACTATCTCTGCCATCCGAAGAGGGTTCATTGTCGATAAGAAGTCCTGCTCCAGTGGCTCCTGGATTTGGCGCAAGTCCGTAAGAGTTCTGTGCTTCCATTACAAGACCGCTAGCGGTCTCCCCGAGGAGCTGTGGAGAGGTTATTATAGAGAATATACCTGCGAGGATGTTCGTTCCCGAAGTAGTCTGGGCCAAAGCTTGGAAGAAAATGCGTGAACGATGGGTTATTACCCCTCCATAAGTCCAAACCGGATCGAATACTCCTGCAATATAGTCAGGAAGCTTCAACAAAAGCTGTACATAGTTACCATTTGACACATAAAGATTTCCTTTCTGTCCTGCAAAAATATAGATTTGGTTCAAAAGATTCCACGATCTGTGGATATATTCTCCAACCGGCACAGGAGCCGAGGCGGAGTTAGAGATATAGTCCCAAGTATAGACATCTCTCTTGCCTGAAACAATCATATTTGACTGCAAGTCAACCATATCAGTCACATAGTCAGAGTCTCGATTCTCTGCGACTGGCAAAAGGAAGAACTCATTAGAGACAGTGGGTTCATTACCAGTAGTAAATCCAATAGCGGGGTTATAGTTTAGGTTTGCATTGATGACTTGAATGGAGCCGACTCCTGGTCCATTAGCAAAGTACACGTTTCCATCTACCTTAGAATTGTAAGGTCGGTAATCCGTGACAGTAGGAACTAGTAGTTCGATAGTCCAAGAACCACCCTGACCAGTATAATTCAGAGGAACCGCAAAATTAACAGTAGGAGAACCATTAACAAGTAGTACAGATACTTTCTGCCCATTACCCATCACTAGATTGTAATCTCCTGTTGCCCCCTTCCACATTCCAGTTACGGTTGCCCCCGTCGGATCAACATAAGAACCATAGACACTTGAACCAGGATCAAAAGTTGCTGTCGTCCAAGGGGAACTGCCCGAAAAATATAGAACTACTGAAGTACAATTTCCGAAAGGAACTACCCTGGCTACATCTGTAATGGTATGTGTACCCGTCCCATCACTTGTAAACTCTATAGCGATTTGCAATGCGTCGCTTACAGTATTAGTAAGACCGACACTCCAAGACATAGAGGCTGAACCATTAGTCAGAACTACATCTCTATATTCTCCGTCAGAAAAGAACACAGCGTACGTTCTTGTTATACCGTCCCAATTAGTAATCAAAGTTGCACTGGTGGCCCCTGAGGAAATACCAGCGGAAGCGTGTTGTATCGTGTCCTTTTGTCGGTAGGCAACAGCAAACCGGTTGATACTTCGTATCGAAGAGTTTACTACTAGATAATAAGTTGTTCCAGCGACCAAGGGAGCAGGAAGAGTAACAGTAGAAGAGAAAGTCACAGGATCACCGTTCTGGAATAGAGCCAGACCATTGGTAAGAGGCGAAGCCGGGATTATTGCATAAGGAATACTAGCAAAGGATGTCGTAAAAGTATCATGGTCCAATTGGGTATTTGATGCGTTGATGTTCCAATTTCCAGAAATAATCCCAGCATCGCCTGATCCATCTCCACACCACTCGATTAGACCATCACCAAAGACGGCTATATAATTATTGAAATAAACTATTCCTGAGGCTCCATTACCGTAGCGGCCAGCATCTCCTAAAAGATTGAAAGTTGTGGAATTAACTGCCGACTGCTTCCAGATCTGTCCTGAGTCATCAAGGATATAAATGAGACCCACTGGAGAAACAGCTTTTTGGATAGGATTTGACATAATAGCTCCCCCAGGAGATGCAACGAAAATCCAACCCGTATTGTCAGAAACATCCGTGCTGTGTGAGCCTGCATACCACCATGTTCCAGATTCAGTGAAAGTGCAGGGCCTCCGACGATAGTTATTGTAGGCCACGCCAGAATAGTAAGTAGTATTCAGATTGCGGATATTGGAGATACCTTGGTAGGGGGACGGAGCTATGCCCCTCTCAAATCCGTCTATCACCAACTCGCTAGATGCCTTGTCATATCGGAAACTCATGAGACGTGTGAATCTTGTATTGATAAGTAATCACAGCTTACGACTCCAGCTGGATTTTTAACTAGATACCAAGGACTGCCTGCCGATGTGCTCTGAAGTGTCATAAGATTACCCGCTGTTCCATTCACTGTAAAAGTATTCAATGTCTGGGTGCTTCCTGCTGTGAATTGAATTGTATGAGGTGGCGTATCACATTTGAAGTCGTTGAAGGTGTTGTTACCTTGAATTACGAAAACTCCTGTGCCGTTGTTTGTTAAATAAATATTATTATATGCGGCTCCTCCTCCTGCAAATATTTTTGACGATGATGTGGCTGAATATTCAGATAAAGTCAATGTCGAAGTTCCTGCATTTATAGTGCCTGTATTACTCCATACTGTGCCTATTCCATAAAGTCTAACACCGTATGAACTTAAATTAAATGTACCAGCATTGGATATGCTATAGACATCTATTCCTGCTCCTAGCGTTACCGTTCCGTTCGTTATAGTTAAGGATTTTCCAAATCCAATGTTTGTATAATCCTGTAAAGTCCAAGCACCCCCGATACCATTAAATGTAACGGAGCATTCTAGTTGGCTTCCATTCGTCGTAATAGTCTTTCCTGATGAGGTTGAATTAAATGTAAGTGTTCCAGTATTTACCAATGTTGAACTAGTGCCAATGGTCAAATTGCCGCCCAAGGTAATGTTTCCTGCATGTGAGATAATGCCTCCAGTAATTACAGTCAAATCACCTGCAATCGTGATTGTTTGACCTGTATTTACATATAGTTCTATACCTGAACCCAATATAAAATTACCTGCACATGTTACGGATGTTCCTACAAGTAAAGTCGTAATAGTAGAACCCGTCATATCAATATTGATGACTGACTGCGAGGCCGTTGTCGTGACTACACCACTTCCACTGTTTAAGTCAAAGAACACCGAATTAACAGCCGTAGGTACTGATGCACCGCCTGTTCCGCCTGAAGTTGCTGACCAGTGAGTTGTGGTAGAAGCGTCCCAGTTTCCTGTGCCACCTACCCAATATCGAGGCCCAACAGATAAATACGTAATCACAATGAGGCCTTGAGAGCCAAGACCTGGAGTATATCCTGAAATATTGTTTCCAGAGCCGCCACCGCCTCCAGCACCATACAAGCCAGCATTACCACTCGGCCCATAAGGATATGCACCTCCTCCACCGCCGCCTCCTGAACCGACTGTAGTATATTCAGTTCCGTTTCCACCAGCAGAAGCATTGGCACCACCAGCTCCACCTGACCCATTATCGCCAGCACCACCAACAGTATTTATTTGGGCTAATTGTCCATTACCGTTAAGACCAGCAGCTCCGCCTCCACCACCACCTGCGGTACTACCTGTAATCCAATATCCATCACCCCCAGAATAGTTGACAGTTCCTTTTCCAGCAGCGCCTATTCCCTTAGCCAAACCTGTACCGTTCGTACCTCCATGAGCAGCAACAGGAGCCGCCGCATAAGAGGCTCCATTCCAGTAGGTATCACCCGCTGACCCATGATTGGCTATTGTGTATGAAATTGATGCACCTAGGGTTAAAGTTTGATTTGTTATCTTTCCATAGCCCCCTCCGCCACCTCCTCCTGCACCTGCATTGAATCCACCAGTTCCACCATCACCTCCAGCTCCAATAACCTCTATCGAGTTAGCGGCATTATTCCAATCTACTGGAACTGTCCAGTTATTAGTACCTGTGGCTGTGAGAATGATTTTGGTACTCATGGATTGAGAGTAACTTTACTTGTAAATTATTGTAAGATCTTCTGCCTGAGTTGCTACGACTACGAACAGCCCAGTAGCAAAGAATATATCGTAGACAAGGGTAACAGGCTGAGGAGAAGTTGAAACGGTTATCGTCGCCATTTTTGTTCCACTCGTGCTAAGACCATCGTAGAGAGTTATTGTCCCACCCGCAGTCGGAGTATTGATGGTCAATCTATACAAAGCTCCTTCACCCTATCACCAGTTCGCTTGAGTTTTTATCGTAGCGATATGACACAGTTTTTAGTTTTCGATAAGGAGGGCGTGGGTTACAGGGTCGGCATATATAGGAACGGTGGTTTCCTCATCTACGTTAGATACACCGAGAAGACTCGGCACGTCGTTCTCATCTCTTTTGGCTTGATTTTCTGACATATTATACTGGGGTTACTATTCCATTGGAAGAGAGTGGAACCCAACCGCAATAGAAAGTTATCGCACCTGTGGTCGGATTGTCAGAAGTCGTATAAGTATATTCTATATCAGTCTGTATACTACCAGTCTTTTGACCGACATGAAACTGTTGGAAATGAGGTAGTCCCGCAGAAGTCGTATTCTCATCGAATATCCCAGCCGCCGCAGTATCAAGATGAACAGCGACCGATGCTAAAGCATCTTTTTCTATTGCTGACCCAGCAGGCAATGTTGTTGCTGTCGAACCTGTTATCAATGTAAGTACTGTTCGTGTTGATTGGTCATACAAATCAAAATATACGGCAGTTTGATTTCCAAGTACCGTGGTTACGATTCCATATAAGGCGTTTATGAGGACTGATCCTGTTATATGGAATAAAGGCACATGGACTGTTCCTGTCGTGGAGAACGTAATGTCTTTTTTGGTCAAAAGACCATTCTGTACGATGGGAACTGCGTTTTCGTCTCTTGGGAAAGAGCCTCGTTGAGTAGGATTCATTATTTTTTGTTTTTCACCGCTTGCTCCGCTTTAAGAAGTGAGCGATATTTATCGTTTATAAAGCGTTCTCGCTTGACTAGCTCCTGAACCGACCGTCTAAGAGCTTCTTCACGCACTTCCAAGTCCATCTGCCAGGCCTTCCACTTGTCTTCTTGCTCTTTGAAGTTCTTGGTCTTGGCATCTATCTCGCTTTGGACTTGCGCCTCGTGGATTTTAGCCTGATTCAGACGCTCTTGGGCATCTCTTTCCTTGAAGGTCGCCTCTTTTAAGAGGTCATCGGAGCGTTTCTCTTGGTCAGCGGCTCGTGCCTCAGCATCCAAGATGTCTTTCTCCTTGAAACCGAAGTCAAACTCCTTCTTAGCAAGCTCACGCTCACGCCTTTCGGTATCATAGAGCTTTTCGTCAAGCTCGTTGAGGCGAGTCATCTTGACTAGCTCCCATTCTTCATCGAAAGGACGTTTCAAATCGAGGTTTTGCCTTTGGATGATGGCGTTCTCACGCTCAAGCTCGGCTTTCTTCTTCAAAAGGGAATCAATCTCGGCTTGGACGAGGCGCGTGGTTTCCCCGCGAAACTTCTCCAAGTCGTTCTTTTCCTTTTGGAGAGTAGATCGGACTTCATCTACCTTCTGGGCGATCTTCAAACCTTCGTCAAGCTCGGCTCGACGCTCATTTCCCTTCTTGGCGAACACCTCGTTTTGAGTCAGTATACGCATTAGCCTTGTATTACGTCGCCCTTGCCTTGAACCAGAGTCTCTTCCTCGTCATCTCCTGATAACTTGGTCTTGACTATCTTGGTTACTTTAGCCTTTGGACGCTTCTCGCCCTCGGTTAGGACTTGTTCGGCCTTCATTTGACCAACTGGAAGCGGACTAAGAGCCTTTTGGATGAATGGGGTCAGGTCATTCTCGGTGTAAGTGACCGCACCTTGGAAATTAACCCCCTCATTCTTCTTATCGAGGTCTTTAATCTTCTTGCCTTGAAAGAACTCACGCTCGGCAAGCTCCTTAGCGAACTTCTTACGGATGCTCTGTATCTCCAAAGGGGAGAATGGCAGGAGCATAGGGGTAGTCTTCAATGCTGGGAAAGTATATTCGATGCCTCCCCATTTAGCGGTGAAGTCCCTATCTGTCCAGTTTGTAAAACGGAACACTCCATCGTAATCAGCGGGTAGCTGAGTCACAGGAGCATTAGCTTGGTTCGGATTCATGCTTTTTTACGCCTCTCGGCGCGATTATGTCTCTATTCGAGACGATATAATGGGAGCTTTGCGTGCTCCTCCTTGCCCCCAAGTCGATAGCATTTGGGGACAAAAGGAACCTACAAGTTTAGGTAGACCATTCCACACTGAGCGGTTGTCTGCGTCTGCATGTTGTATGCAATCAGAGGAGCCGTAGTGAGAGTCTGAACGATGAGAGCACCAGCAGTCGTGGAGATACCAAGACCGTAACCACAAGTTGTGGTCGAAGTGATAGTACCTACGCATGGGCCGTGGGTCTGAATCATTCCGTACTGAGCTACACCATTAGCGGTAAGAGCACCTGACGTACCGTCGTAAGTGGCGGCGGTTGAAGCGGCCAAAGCATACGTTGCGATACCGATAGGAGAACCAGTCTGAGTAGAACCCGAAGCGACGGCAATGACGCTACCAATGTAAGGATTCGCAATAAGCGAAACCACAGAGGTCGCATCAAGGGTGGTCTGAATCGGGTCTTCAAGGGTCACTGTTATCTTACCAGTCGTGGCGACGGCGGCAGTATGTGAAGCAATCTTCAACATCTGACCGATACCTGTCCCAGCGGCGACAATCAAGTAACCTTGGGCGAACTGGTTTACATTGAGTTTGGTCGCTCCATTGGTAACATACACTTGGTATGTACCAGCGGTTGCGGGATAGGCGGTCGGAACCGTCATAGCGAGCTTCTCGAAGGCTGTAACTTCGGCAGGTGACTGCATCGCCGAGGCCGCAGCGACTGCGACTGCTCCGTTCTGAATCAGGACGAACTCCCGACCATCAGAAGTATCGAACTTCTGGCCCACATAAGTGGCGAAGGAAGAATCGTAGAATCCAGTACCAGACGCAGGCTGCGGGCCTGTGGCAGGAATCGCTCCATACGCCTGATTTCCACCAGGAGGGGTAGCTGTACCTGTGTAGTTAGAAGTACCAGTCGCAGCGTACCACGGACTGAGTGCTCCAACAGAAGGTTTTTGTGTTATACGAGACATTTAGTTATTTTTAAGTTATTAAGTTGATAAGCTAATTAAAGATTCACATACACGATTTTCAACGAACAAGTGGCGGTTGACGTTGCGTTGAAGTTCAACGTCAAGTAGGTATTGACAGGCCATACATTGAAAGCAAAGTTTCCATTGACAGTCGATGAGGCGACCCATCCAGCAATTATACCTGACTGTGTTGACGTGCCTATGGTATCAAGTGCGACATAATTTGCATTGCCTTGCAATCCAGTATTAGCTACCGAAGTAGTAGCGACGGTTACTGTCCATGAAGCCAATGTTGCTCCTGTCGCATAAGTCTGAACCAATCCTACAGGGGTACAATAAATATTCGAAGAAGAGACTGCTCTATCAGACGCTCCTGTGTTTAATATCGATGTTGAAGTCGATGTTAAAGGAGCGAACACTGTAGTGACTGAATCTACGCTATTAAAGTACGCGCCAGAAGATGAACTTGCCCCAGCAAGCATGGTCGTCTTTGGATACATATATCCGCCTACGATAGCTACCACGACTACGACACCAGCTAACAATTTGAAGAAAGTTGATGTTTTCATCTTAGTATATTACATATACTATTGGTAAGGCTGACGACTCCGAACTTGATGACGTGATAACACACTGTCCTTGAGTAATTGCATACGCCCATTGGCCTGCTTGTGGTGTAGCTCCTGTTACCCAAATATCTACCTGTGAATTCGTATGAATATACTCGTCCTGAATAGTCAGAGTATTTCCACCCGCACCCCAAGTTCCTGTATTAACCACTTTTAATGCAAGTGGTGGTAAGGAACTCTGAGGACTTTGGTGACCAAAATTGGTCTGTGAAGGTGCTGCCATTTTGTTTTAGGTGCCGTGAGATTTTTAGAACACCTCCCTACTAAGTTGGTTATTCTGTATTCCTTTTACGGTACAAATTAGTCTACTAAACTCCGGCAATTCCGGTGATTACTGCGTTACGGAACGGATCGGTACAGATTAGTTGACCGCCCAAAATCACGAAGCCATTGACGGCTCCCATGTTGTAGGCGCGAATCCAACCTGTCCATGTGAACGCACCAGGAGGCGAGTACATGGCATCTTCGTATACGTTACCTTCGATGTCGCTTGTCTTCTGCGAAATCGAGGTTCCTTCCCACCACTTGAGAGCATGGAACTTCAAAAAGTCCGTGTTCAAGAGATAGAAGTTTCCAGTGACGACTTTCTTATCTCGGAAGATAGTCATGCCATCCCATACGAGGTCGGCATAACCAGAGGCAGAGGCAGTCTGTGGAGACTTCATCTTCGATGCCTCGAAAGAGGTAATCATATTCCGCTGGAACGGAGTTAAGAGCTGTTCAAAGTAAGCCCAAGTGGTGTAATCAGTGAGCAACATATCGGGACGAATTGGGCCATCTGAGATGTTGTTCCAAGCAGTACGGACTTTCAAAAGAGAAATCGTACCTCCCGAAGCGGAGACATAAGCGTTCAGACCTGCATAGGTTGCGCGCGAAAGTCCACCGTAAGAAGCCAAGTCAGAACCGTTGTCTACGATTCCAGCCAAGCCCATCGGGGCCTTGCCGTTTCCAGCCGTACCATCGCCTTGGAAGTAGTTACCGATATCATCGGCAGCATCTTGAGCGCGAGCCTTCATGGTCTGTTCCATGAGATCAAGTACCTTTAATGCGCCGTTACCCTCGGCCCTGTTCTGTGAGATATCCGAACCAGCAAGAGCGATATTTGTCGCGACGAAGGTTGGATAAAAGAACATATTGACCGTGGTAGGAATCTGCGTGATAGGCAGAACATCGAATCCGTTGAACGGGACTGATGCAACTCCCTTTTGGTACTTGATAGGGAATAGCATCTGCGAACCCTTCCAACGCTCTACCTTGGAAAGAATCTTTCCGAAGAAGAGGTTATCGCGAAGAACCTGATCTACCCATGCAGGAGCTAGATACTGGTTGGTCGTTGTTTGGATTAAGTTTGAAGGAGGCAAATTAGTAATAGATTAGCTAATAATTATAAGTTACCCTTCTGCTGTTGGTCATAGAGATTATCTATATACCTGCGCGCCATATTGAAGTTCACTGGCCCTTTCGGTGCTTGTGATGGCTGGCGTTGACCTCCCGAAGCCATGCTGCGGTCGGCTAAAGCCTTCTGCCTTTCGGAAACTTCTCGTGGTTTGCCTTTTTCAGCGAGCTTTCTGTATACATCGAACGAAGACTCAAAGTCGGCATACTCGACTATCTCACCATTCTTGTCTTTCGGAGAAATTGTGGTAAGGAAGTCGATGAAACCGTTACGAAGAGCGGCTGATTCCTTAGTATCGCCCGATAAATCGACGTTGTATTCGTCTTCTACAGACGAAAAACCATCGTCTATCTCACGGGAATCTTGGGCGGAAACCTCCTCAAGACGCTCATTTTCGGCTTTAATCTCCCCTAAAGCACGCTTATAGGCATTTTCCTCAGTCTCGGAGAACTTCTTAGAGAACAATTCCTGGGCTAATTTACCTTCGGGAGTGTCTCCAAAGAGCCTTACGAGGTCTGGATCGATGCTTTTAGTGTCTGCGGCCTTCTCTTTTAGCTCGGATTGGACTCTCAACCGCTCGTTTAGAGCGATATTAGCCTCTTTTTCCGCTTGGAGCTTAGCCATAAGACGCTTTTCACGTCGATTACGGGGGGAATCGTCATCCTTTCCGTCACCTTCGGGCTTTTCAGCGGGGGGAACGGCAGGTTTGACTGCTTCCATGAACTGCGAGTCATCATTTAACTTGATATCGTCGCCTTTTAAGGACTCAAGGAACTCTTCTTGTGCGTTGGGCATTTTAGTTTGATGCTTAACCCATGTTGCAGGGCAGTTTTGATAATTCAAGTTTTATTTACGAGACTTTGGACTCGCGTTAACACGAAAACAGGCGCAACTTTGCTCAAGTGCGCCCTTTTGTTAGGGTTTCCGTATGAATTGTCTCTAGTATAACACCGTACCCACACTATAAGTCAAGTTTACTCACGCGAACCCTTTTTCTTGGAGTCTAAAACATTTCCTTTGGACTTCTGAAACTTAACTTTCAAGGAAAGGGACTTCAAGGGAGCCTTTTTTTCCCCCTCACCCATCTCCTTCTTAATCATGTTACCAATAGCTTTGTGCATGATATCAACGAATTACTTTGCTAACACCTGACTTTGCCTTTGGGGCATCGACCTTTGCCATCTTTAGGGCGGCGGCCTTGGCTGTCGGAGGCTTTCGGCGATCTTTCAGAGTCTTCTTATATTTCTCGGCGAAAGCATTGTAGTGGGAGCGACCTCCCGACGAATAGTTCTTCATTATTTTACTTTCTTAGCTAATAAAGTCTTCTTTAAGGCCCGCTTCCTAGCTTGAGCACGACCTTTGCTCTCTCCAAGGAGGAGCTTTCTTTCAATTTTCTCAGGACGGTTGGAATTATTCATTTTTTATCCATTTAACGGAACGCTTGATAAATCTGGCTGAGCAGGTACTCCTCCTGCAACTGGTTGCGCTCCTTGAACTGGCGCAGGATTACCCCCACCTCCACCGACCGCAGGTACACCAGGTTGTTGTGGTGCTCCCATTGAGGCTTGGGCTAATTCAGGCCAATTCATTTGGAAGTACGCCTGAGGATTCAGCTTGAAGAGCATATACATACCAGCTGTTTCTTTCGGAGAAGGGAAGTTCAGGCGAGTTAGAAGAGTTAGAGGATCTATTGCTTGTGCCTCCCATAAAGAGAGCGCCTGATTCATCTCAGTTATCTCATCGTGCGGTTTCATAGAGTCTGGGGCCACTGAAACAACTAGTTTGGCGGTCAGATTCTGAATAGATAGCTCTATATATTGAGTAGACTTGAGTTGCCCCATCACAGAAGCGTAGTGCTGTTCGTCGTAGTAAACATAGTAGAGTTGTACCCACCAGTTAAAGATACCCCGAGCAACCATTTCTATCTTGTCTCCGACTCCACCACCAATTCGGGAATTATCGTATTGCTGATTCAAGATCATTCCTCTAGCTGTCTGATCTTCATTGCCTTTTTGAGCAGTAATTCCTTGGGTACCAAAAATAGTACGGAGGTTACCCATATTGTTCGCTAAGTCTTCGAAGAACGCCCCTGGAATTGAAGGAGCTGGGAAGTCCTTAATAGCTTGGTCGATCGGTCCTCCTGAGGGGACAAGAATCGGGTGTCCTTTGGTCCATGCAGTAGCCGCCTGTTTGGCAGTTTCCTGATTAAAGTTATTCTCCGAGAAAACTGTAGAGTTATTCGAGCGAGAGAGGTTAAAATCTATCTGCTCTGTTCGTCGGGAAACCAACCTCTGGTTCGGGATGTTCTGTTCTATAAGTCCTGTCTCATCGTGAGGTTTCTGTTGGAGAGAGAAAACTGATAGGAAAGTATAGGGTTTGGCAGGCTTAGCAAAATGGTTCATGCCATTTATTAGAGCGGCTTGTCCCTCTACATCTGACTCCTCTCTATCATAATTAAAATGAGGATTCTTATGTTTGTCTAGTACGATATCTTTGAAAGTGTAGAAACAATAATCATCGTTCCACCATTCTGTATATGTAACTTCAGTTCCCATCTTCCCATCAACCATCAAGGTAATATGGGCCTCCTTATTTGGGAACATATCTGTAAGTCTTTGAGCGGTGACAGTTATTCTTTCCCCAAGATAAGAGGTAAAATCTCCATATACATCAACATAGCCCGATGGGTCAAATATAAAGTTCTTGGCATCTCGAACCTCAGATTTGATCTCTTGAATATCATTGTCCCATCCGTGTTTGATTACTCCCAAAAAATCGAGTGACCACTTACGAACCATGAGAGTCATCTTAGAACGCAAACCCAATTGGTCAGCATGGTACTGGAGCATGGTCTTAACAGCCTCAGCTACGGCATTTCCTGTGGGAGAGTTATCAGACCAGACTACTGGCTCAGGATTACGAGACAAAGCGGCAGGCAAAAAAGTTTCCTCAGCTTCAAATAGCAGGTTAGCAGAGATAGCGGCGTTATCATCAACAGCAGCAGGAGTGGAGAGTTTCTGTCTTCCAAGGTAATAGGCTTCATTTAGTTGTTGTCGAGGACGGATTTTTGATTCATAGAGAGCATACTTCAGAGTCCACTTATCAGCCAAGTCAATCAAGTCTTGGTCCGACATTTTTAACTCGAGCTCATCTATCTTCTCACCTTGGACCCCCTCTTGGTCTTCAACAGCACCCTGTCCAGGGACTTTATTTAACTTACTCTCAATGAGGTTCGTGACACCTCGGATATTCATCGAAAAAGGATCACCTGTATTAGCCATATTATGAACCGAGCGCCCGAACATTCAGGCTACTCAAATTAGGAGTCCCGCCTTCCGATTGAGATTTATGGACAGGCTTAGACCTTGAATAAGCGTTCCCTTGTATTTGCACTTTCTTATTTCTCAAACTTTTTTTCTTGGAGATTTTCATACAAAAATAGGACGCAAGAGCGTCCCTTCATTGGGTTCGGTAGAAGTATACTACATACTCTTCAATACTGTAAAGGGGGGTTAAAATTGATTCCTTTGTATACTATATATCTAGTGGTTTCTATCTTCCTAACCATTCCATCCCTATCCTTATGAATGACAATCTGGGCGTCGCAGGTATCGAATATCCCGGCTTGCTCCAAACGCTCTAAAAGATTGCGATGCTTTTGGAACAAGACAAAAGACTTTAGTTCCTTATCATCGAGATATATGGCTGTTTTTTCAGAAGTTGACGGCATTTGATATTCCATCGAACATATCTAAACCTACGACCTTTGCCTTTGTTTCCGAATAACGATCCAAACCCACACGCGCATATATAGTAGCATGAACCCAATGGTCTGGCCCAGTTCTTGTCCACACAAATCCCCGCGACTTATCCACCTGACCCGAATCGTCATACTCCCACTCACGGTGGATATTCATCCAGTGAACAATATAGTCGTGCCAATCGCCTTCGGTTCCATTGAACGTCACACGCTTATCTACCATCTCGTCAATGAACTGCTGAATCGCACGGTTTCTATCCACAATTACCTTGCCGTACTCCTCTCCTTCACCCCATTGGATTACTTTCATAGTCTTTCGATCGGCTCGATACCAAACTAGATAGACTCGGCCAGGATATTTGGCTTGGAGCTTTCGTATTCCGATTAGGTCGCCCCCTTGGTCGGCTATGATAATAGAGTTATTGAATCTTTTAAGAAGGGCCTCAAGCTCATCGTAAGGGTCTTTGCCAGTCAGAGGATTAGAGCAAGTCCCATAGTGGAAGTATCCTTTTTTGTTCGCTAGAACGTAGTGAATCGGGAGTCCCGTATCTACTCCGATTATGATACGCCCATCTTGGTCATTTATCTTTGGGGTCATGCACTTCTCAAGGGTCATGGCCGAGACTTTATTTCCCGACCCAGCGTAAGGAAGCCCAGCCACGAAGTTGTAGAAGTATTCGGCGTTCTTAGTCCTCTTATATTCTGCGATGTCCTTAGCGTTTTTCAGAGGATTTATCCAAAGAGGTATCCAATAGCCAGACCACTCTCCTTTAGCGGTCTTGACCCACTCTCCCATGTGCCTTTCCTCGTCGGTTATTTCTTTTTTGCACTTTGGGCAACGGAATATCTTGGCTTCGTAGTCGATGCACGACTCATCGAATAATACTTTTTCCCCACACGAATGGTTAACATGCCAAATTTTTTGGTCGGACATACGCCAGAACTTATCCACCCCAAAATCTGGGGAAGTCGGGTTCGAGAAAAGCCACTTATAACCATACTTTGAGTGCAGTAAACGGGAGTCGTAGGTTTCAAGGATGTTTTGCGGTGCTTTATCATATTCGTCGGCTACTATCATGTCGAGTGATAGCATGATTGGAGCGGTATCGGTCTGCGCTCCAAGATAATGAATAAAACTCTCTCCGATTTGTTTCTGCGTTATTGAATCCTTATCACGCATAAGAGAGGAAATGTAAGGGGACTGCTGTGCCATGCGGTTCACTTTGGAGCCGACGAACTTCTGCACCATCTCATAGGTAGGAAGAACGTATCCCACGTCCATCTTGAACATCTGGGCCAACCAAATAGTCTTCAAAATAGCCATCGTCGAAAAACCTATCTGGGCGGCCTTCAAACACACTAAGTTTTTGGCAGAGTCGGCGTAGGGGTCGGCTAAGTATCGGTGGGTGATGAAGTCCAGCTCTTTGCCAGTCTCCGTCTTAATTCCCCGATTCTCTATCCAATGTCTTATGTGCGCCCTCTCCGAGAGGGCGGCTATCTTGTCGCTTGTAATGTTCATTGATTAGGTTATACAAATCTCCTAGACTCTGCGCCGCATTGTCTCCAAGTTCTTGAGTTATCTTCATACTCCCTTGCTGAACGGCAGTTCCGATGAGCCTATCAAGAGTATCTTTGTAGAAGAGGAAATTACCATCTAAGGCTTTCGATACTCCTTGAGCTACGAGATATGCCTCTATCTCTTTATGATTCATCCCTCTCTCTTTTGCGATAGTCTTGCAAGCATCTCGGAAAAGAGTGACGTAGCTTTTAGTTCCAGGCGGCTTACCCTTTGGGTTCCCAGAACGACCAGGAAGAAATCCCTTCCTTCCTTTAATAACCGCAGGTTCATAGATTTTGACTGCGGAGGCTGGTATGATTTCAACTTTAGGAATATCCATGCTGGGATTTTACAACACTACATTGACTTAATCAACTTTTTTATTCCTCTCGTACATTTCCAACACATCAAAGAGTGAGACGTGATTCTTGCATTTATCTTAGTATGGAATAAGTATCTCTTTCGTATAAGAAATCTCCACTTATGACATACTTCACATTTAGCACAAAGTTTCATAGATAGTATCCATTATTGTTGTGCGCGGCTCATCACCTGACGGGCCGCTCGTTTATATTCTTCGGGAATAGTAATGACACCCTTGGTTGTTAAGATTATCCCAGCCAAAGATATCGCAGTAGAGATAGCATTCTTAACTACCAAAGCGGGATCGTATACTAAGGCACCTGGCAAAAGTTTGGCAGGCTCCTGTAAAGCCACTCTCATTATCTTTGACTTTAGGTTCTTTGAAGACATAAGAATAGCAATGCCTGCTCCCTTCACTACTCCATCTACTAGAGCCAACTGAGAAGCATGGGCGGCATCCATAGTCTTCTTTATCTTCCAAGTCAATTCGGATTCCGTATTGGCTCCGACCTTTAGAATGGCAACCTTGGTATTCAACCAACCGAGGCGAATCGGGTCTTTTATATTAAATCGGTATTCAGTGATATCTTTCGTACCATTCAAAACTGATTCCTCTTTCGTTGCCTTCCAACTTCCACAAGAACCAAGTTCCTTTAGGCTGAACATTTGGAAAGTAAATCCCTTGGTTGAATCAATAGGCGTTGCGCCAGTCATCGCACAGACATCTTCATAGATAAGGTCTTTGAAAAGAACTGGTGCTTTGATTATAAGAGTCTTAATCCGATTCGGTTCTCCCTGAATGGACTTCACAGTATTTTGAGCCAATCTAGAAACTACACCCATCTCGATATCCTCACAGAAAAGAACGACCTCCCATACTCTCTCTTGAATAAGTTTGGCATATATAGGTTCAAGCTGAGAAACAGAAATTATCTTATCCTTGCAAACAATTATCCTGGGCTTCTCAACGGAACAGATATCTGGGGCAGTCTGCCAACCAGCGAACATCTTGGCTCCGTGAAGTCGCATTCCTTCGACGATATCGTAGTAGGTGTCAGGAACAGAAGAGCTCTCGACTTCGATTATCCCTTCCCTTCCAATCTTCGGATAAATCTCCCCGATAAGGTCGCCGATCTCTTTCGACTCGGAAGCAATCGTAGCGATCTCCCCGACCCTACTTAGTTCGATATCCTTCTTTCCTTTATCTATCTCTTTTAAGATACGTGGAAGTGCTCCATCCAGTTCCTCTTTAAGAAGAAGCGGAGCTTTCTTAGATTTCAGTCCCTCATTCAGAATAGCGGCAGTTAGGATTATCGTGGTCTTCCTGCCGTCCCCACATTCTTTCTCTTGCTTGTCGCAGGCCTCTTTGAGGAGGTTGGCTCCAATCTGTTCCGCAGGGTCTCCAAGAATAATAGAGTCTGTAATAACTTTACCATCGTTAACAACTCGGTGCCCAGGATAGAGATTTGATTCAATGACAACATTACCACCTTTTGGTCCATAGGTTGGTTTGATGACTTCGCAGACTTTGTTGATGCCCGAGATGAGCTTGGCTTTGGATGTTTCATAATTTTGGAGGTTATCGGATTGAGCGGGTTGAGCGGATTGAGCGGATTGAGAGGTCATTTTGAGTACTCTATATTATATTCTGGTAAATTAGGTTGGAGAGCCATTCGGATGTGATAGGACAAATATACATCATTCGGAACGTTGTGTCTAAAGAAAACTGTGGATAAGCATCTGTCACATCTCTCCTCTACGCCATCACGCATTTCCCGCACGATACGGAAATCGTGGAGCCAATAGGTATTTTTACATTTGCTATGTTGCCACATGGTTTGTTTCAGCATGGTTTCTCGGGGAAAGAAACTCCTTCAACTCCTTCATTCGAGGGTCTTCGGATTCAAAGCAGAGAGTCTCCCGATTAAAAGGTTTCTGAGGATTCTGAATGATCACATCCCAGTTTCCGTTCTGGGCATCCCAAGTCTGGTCACGCCAAAGGTACCCATTGAACTTAGCGAACTCGTACTCTTCTTCTGGGTCAGATACAAGAACTCTGTCGGTCTTTTCAGCCATTCGTAATGCGTAGCGTATCGCTTCTACGTCAGACTTTGCCCCATACTTAGTTTTGATTCTATCAATCAACCTAATATCTTCCTCTGTGAATCGGAACGCTTTTGCTTTTAATGGTGTCTTCATGTATTGCATGATACCACTTATGCAATACAG